ATGAGATCTCCCATGAAAATGGGGGAAGAGGAGGCTATCTAGCCTCGAAAGCAAAGCGCCTTGCTCAGTCTCCGATCAGTAGAGACGATTTATCCTTCCTTCTTGGGAAGAAGGATCATCTAGGAAAAACCATCCTAGACCCACTAGTTTATGAGAGCCTAGTGTTGAACCCGAAGCCGGGTTTAGTCTTTATGGACTTTGCATACCTATCCACACATGAGTATGCTTTAAACAAAGTCAATGTTTTTAACTTGGACCAATCGGTACCAAGTAAGCTAGCAGAAATCGTACTGCTAGTATCTTCAGCTGATTTGCTGAAGTATGGGCATTTTGAGGATGCCCGATTATGGAACGATGTTCCTTTATTCGACTCTGGGACTAAAGTCGAGTTCAGTATGGACCAAAATTACTGGCCAGTAACAGCTGCTATATCACAGGAAGCAGCCAGGAAGTCACGGCTCGTGACCGGTGCAGTCTCGGCTTATACCGAGATTGGTCAACTTATATCTAATAAGTTAAGAGAACATCTCTCACAGGATGCTACTCTGAGAGTCGGATTCGAAGAAGCCGACAAGCTTTGGGATTCTCTCAAAGCATATCGTAAAGCTTACGATAAAGGTGAACTCCAAGGGGAGTTCTTTGTCTCAGCCGACTTGACTGAGGCAACCTATAATATTCCATTCGCAATATTAGACGAAAATCTTAAGATAATCGATAAATTCCTTGGGGATTTCCCTCCATGGAAGACATACAGACGTATGTTTGAGGTCCACACTAGGATCGTAGTGACCGACCAACTTTTTAAGGACGGTTTTCTGGACGATGATGACTCAGTAAGAACAACTTGCGGTTCTTTTATGGGAGATGCTTTATCTTTCATTCATTTGACATTAGTTATGTCATCTCTTGTTAACCAGTCAGTTAACACAACTAACTCCTTTAGGAATAAGAAACCGCCATGCCAGAGTGTAGGCGATGATCTTGCCATGTTTGGTGTCAAGAGAGAAACTGGGGAAAGGTTTATTTCCGCAGGAGAGGCTATTGGTTTAGCCTTTTCAAAGATCAATTCGATCTGTACGTTTGCAGTAACCTTTTGCGAACAATACGCATGTGTACCGTCTGACTTAGACGATCTGGATCCAAGTGAGATCCATCCAGATTCCAGATTTGGGAATCTTATCTTCCTAGACGTAGTCAAGGGATCAATCTTAAC